CCTCCGTGTACCTCGACCCGAAAACCCTTGGTTTTTTGGAAAAATAGAGGTTTTTGCTTCTATTTGAAAAAGCATGGCCATTTTTGAAAGAAAATAGAAAAACTTTTCCCTTTTTAGAAGGGGGTTTTTGATAGATTTGCGAGTAACCTGAAAAAGGAGAGTGCAAAATGGGAAGCATCAAAGAATTGCAGTCCGTGGAGATTGCAAAAATCAAACCTTACAAGAATAATGCAAAGATTCATGGCAAGAATCAGCTGAAGAAGCTTCAGGAATCCATTTCAGAATTTGGATTCTTGACACCATGCCTGATTGATCAGGATTTTAATCTGATTGCTGGCCATGGAAGAGTTGAAGCAGCCAAAGCGCTGGGGATGAAAGAAGTTCCTTGTGTTTACATTGAAAATCTGAATGAAACCCAGCGAAGAGCTTATATTCTTGCAGACAATCGCCTTGGTGAACTTGGCGAATGGGATATGGATCTTGTGAGCCAGGAGCTTCAGACTTTAAGCGATAGTGGTTTCAATTTGGAACTAACAGGGTTCACTTTTGATGATATTACAAGTGATGACATAGATTTTTCAGAGCTTGATGAGGAAGCTGAAAAGATAGAGCAAGAGCTTCCTGAGGAAGCAACGATTCAACAGGGCCAGATGTTCAGACTTGGAAATCACATTTTGCTTTGCGGAGATTCGACAAAAGAAGAGGATCTGAAAAAGCTAATGGGAAAAGAGCTGGCCGATCTGGTCGTTACTGATCCGCCATACAATGTTGATGTAACAGGCGGCACAAAAGATAATTTAAAAATTATGAATGACTCCATGAACGATGATTCGTTTGTGGAGTTTTTAAGTTCAGCATTTAAAAATCTCACAAATGGCTTAAAACTAGGGGGGGCTGGTATATATGGCTTGCTTCAAGTACATATCCGCAATTTGAAAAGGCTCTTTCAAATAACAAGATGCATGAGCATCAGCAGTTGATATGGGTAAAAAATCAATTTATTCTTGGTAGAAGTGATTATCAGTGGAGACATGAGCCTTGCCTTTATGGATGGAAAGAAGGAGCTGCTCATTATTTCATCGATGATAGAACGAAGAGTTCTGTATTCGAGAAGATTGAAGATATAGACAGCATGAGCGAAGCAGATGCAAAGAAGCTTCTGAAAAGATTTTACAATCAAAATCTAACAATGAGCTCAATTATTCATGAGAAAAAGCCACTAAGAAGTGAGGATCATCCAACGATGAAGCCAGTGGCGCTGATTGAACGATTGATTGAAAATTCATCAAGAAGCGGAGACATAGTTCTTGATTTATTTGGTGGCTCAGGAACTACATTGATTGCATGCGAAAATAAAAAGAGAAAATGCAGAATGATGGAACTTGATCCACATTACTGCGAAGTAATAATCAAAAGATGGGAAAAGCTAACAGGCCGAAAGGCTGAGCTTATAGATTAATCGTTGAGTAAACCAAAGGGGGAGAGAGACGATGCCAAAGAAAAAAGAGGTACCTGAGAAGCTGACTCTTCAGGAGCAAGCCGATAAGATAATGGCCAAAGCTGAAGAAAAAGGAGTTTCAACTAATTTCTTCTTCATAACAACATTCAAGCGCTACCAGGTGCAGATGAAAATCATGAATGATCTGGAAAAGCAGATTGAAGAAATCGGCGCGACAGTTGAAAAAGAATATGTGAAAGGGCGCGGCAATATTTACACCAATCCAGCCATTTCAGAATATAACAAAACAGCAACAGCGGCCAATGGCACTGTTAGCACATTGATGAAGATATTAACTACATTCTCAGAAGCTGAAGGAATCGAGTCAGGCGATTTGATGAGCGAATTTTTGAGCTTATAGAATGCAGATAAAAAAATATAATTACATATCGCAATATTGGAAGAAAATCCAATCGGGTGATATAAAGGTGAGCCACAAGGTATATCAGACAATGCAGATGCTTGTTGATATCCAATCTGGCAAAGATAAGAAATATCACTTTGATCCAATCCTGGCAAATCGTCCGATTGTATTTGTCGAAACATTTTGCAAACAATCCAAAGGCAAGCACATTGGCAAGCCTTTGAAGTTGGAACTTTATGAAAAAGCTATTATTCAAGCCATTTATGGCGTTGTAGATAAGAATTATAAAAGGCGTTTTCAAGAAGCCCTGATCATCATGGGCCGAAAGAATGGGAAATCGACTTTGCTTTCAGGCCTTAGCACGTATGGGTTACTTGGCGACAAAGAAGGTGGTCCTGAGATTGATTGCGTATCAACCAAAAAGGATGCAGCTAAGATTGTATTTAACGAAGCCAAGAATATGGTTAGGCAATCGCCATATCTTAGCAAGTATATTAAATCAAGAAAATCAGACCTTTACTGTGAATATAACTTTGGCGTATATCGACCATTATCAAGTGATTCAGATACTCAAGATGGCGCCAATCCTTCGATGGTAATACTTGATGAATGCCACGCAATCAAGGATAGAAATCTTTATGATGTTATGAAGCAAGCTCTTTCTGCAGAATCAAGAGAGCAGCCTTTATTCTTAACCATCACAACAAGCGGCTTCATCCGTGATGGCATTTATGATGAATTATATGATTACGCTGAGCAAGTGCTCAATGGTGAAGTAGAAGATGAGCACTTCCTTTCATTCATCTACGAGCTTGATTCTATGGATGAATGGCTCAAAGAAGATTGTTGGATTAAAGCTAATCCTGGACTTGGCCCAGTTAAATCAATTGCAAGGCTTCGCCAAGCGGTTGAAAGAGCTATTGTTCAACCAAATTACAGAAAGACAGTTCTTACTAAGGATTTCAACCTGAAGAACATCTCAGCAGCTTCATGGCTGAAATGGGAAGAGATTGAAAATCCTGAGACTTACGACATGGAAATCTTGCGAAACACTTACGCAATTGCTGGCGCGGACCTTTCACAGGTTCGAGATTTAACATGCGCATCGCTTCTGATCAGGCGAAGGAACGATGAGAAGATATATCTCTTGCAACATTACTTCCTTCCAAGGTCGAGAGTCGAAGAACTAGAAGAAAGAAATTCGAAAGAAGCTCCATACATGCGATGGCATGAACGTGGGCTTCTTACTTTATGTGATGGCGAAATGGTGAAGTATTCAGATGTTACTGCTTGGTATAAGCAGATGCGTGATGAATATCAAATCGACATCTGGCGCGGCGGCTATGATAGAGCCATGGCTGATTACTGGGTGGAAGAGATGAATCAAGAATTCGGTGATGTCATGGAAGCAGTTGCTCAGGGCGCAAGAACGTGGACCATGCCAATGAAGGAGATGGGAGCTCAACTTGCTGAGCACAATATAAATTACAACAACAATCCAATCTTCAAATGGTGCCTAACAAACACAGGCGTGAAATCCGTGGGCACTCTTGAATCAATTGAGCCAGTGAAGCTTCAAAAGCGGCGAAGAATTGATGGAACAGTTAGCGCATTGAATGCGTATGTAATATACACAAAATACAGAAACGATTATTTGAACATGGTCGGATAAGGAGAAAGAAATGGGATTTTTTGACAGATTCAAAAGAAAACCTGAAGCAGAAGCCAGGGAAAGAAATCAGGGAAAGAGCATTCCAATCACAATCAATTGCTGGAATTATCGAAGATTTCATGGAGAACTTCTCGATATCGATGCAGTAGTTGCTTGCATTGATGCCCTTGCAAGGAATCTGGCCAAGATGAGACTCACAGCAATCCGCCAAGTCAAAGATTCGGTTGCGGTAACAGATACAACATCAGATGTTGCCAGAGTTCTGAAAAAGCCGAATCCTTACATGACACAATATGATTTTATTTATAAAGTCGCAGCTTTATATTTTGCATCAAATAATGTTTTCATTTGGCCAGAATATGATGGCACGAAGCTGATTGCTTTGTGGCCAATCAATTACACAAGATTCAAGCTTTTTGAAAAAGACGGAATCAAGGTAGCAAGGTTTGAGTTGCATCACAATCATTACTACACAGTGCCATACTCAGATTTGATTCACCTGAGAAACCACTACTTCAATGATGAGCTCTATGGTGATGAGAATTCACCATTTTCTCCAATTGCTGAGCTGATGCATGCTCAGAATCAAGGCATCATTGAAGGAATCAAATCAAGTGCTTTGATTCGTGGCCTTCTCATTGCAGCTGGAGTGATGAAGGAAGAGGATATCACAAAAGCCAGGGAGAGATTCATCGAAGAAAATCTCGATGCAAAAAACAATGGCGGCGTAATGATTATAGATGGCAAGTTCGACTACAAGAACATCGAATCAAAGCCATATATCATTGATGCAGACACAAGAAATCAAACAAGACAAAGCACATTCGATTACTTCGGTGTGAATGAAGATTTTGTTCAAAACAAATTCACTTCGGAAAAATATGAAGCAATTTATGAAGGAAAGCTGGAACCATTCGCGATCATGTTCACGGATGCGCTTACAGCTTTTTTATTTACCGAAAGAGAGCTGGGATTTGGCAATGAAGTTCATGCCAACATGAACAAAGTCAAATATCAGAGCACTTCGGCAGTTGTTAGCATCGTGAATGCTACAAGAGAGCTTGGCCTTTTCACGCGTGATGAATATCGTGAAATGCTTGGTTATGAGCCACTTGGCCCAGAGCGCGGTGGCGATGAAATTATGATTGCAACGAATAACTATGAATCAAATACACAAGTCCAGGAAGGAGAAGGAAGCAATGAAGAATAGAGAAATCAGAACGATAATCGGCAAGGTTGAATCAAGAGCTGAAGAGGATGGAAAAATCACTCTTGTAGGACAGCCGATTGTATTCAATCAGCGCACAAATATCGGTGGATATTTTGAAGAAGAGATTGCGCCTGAAGCAGTTGAAGAGAGCGTGCTGCGTGATGTGTGTTTCTTAGTCAATCATGATTTCAGTGGCATTCCACTGGCACGAAGCCGCAACAATAATGCAAATTCAAATCTTCGTTTCACGAAGTCAAATTATGCAGTTGATATGGAAGCGGATCTGGACCCAAAGAATCCAAAAGCAATTGAATTACATTCGGCAGTAGAGCGAGGCGACATCCAGGGGATGAGCTTCGCTTTTATTGTAGATGGCGAAGAGTGGACAAATCTTGATTCTGATTTGCCACTTCGCAGAATCACTCACATTTCAGAAATCTTTGAAGTGAGTGCAGTGAACTGGCCACAGTACGAAGGAACTTCAATTCAATCTGAGAGATCACTGGAGAGTGAGCTTGAAAGTTTGAAGAGAGCGCGCGAAGAGCTGGAGAGCGCACGCGCTAGAAGTGCAAAAGTAGCTGAGCTTAATGATGAATTAAAGGAGATTCAGTCATGAAAGAAAAAAGATTAGCTGAAATCGAAGCTGAGCTTGCTGAAATCGAATCAAGAGCAAATGGTCTTCAGCCACTTGCTGAGACAGCTGAACAGGCTGCAATCGATGAAAGAAGCAAGGTTCTTGCTGAGATCAAGGAATCAAGAGAGAAGCTTCTTGCGGAAAAGGAGCAGATTGAAGCAGAAATCAGAACTGCAAAGGAAGTTGAGCAGCATCCTGAATCTGCAAAGGAAATCAAAAACGAGAGAGGAGAAATGAAGATGGAAAAAGAATTCAGAAATAGTCCTGAATACATCGCAGCTTACGCAAAGGCAATCAAGGGCGATGACACAGATTTGCGTGCGCTCTTAACAGAGAATGCGCCAACAGGTGGCCAGGTGCCAATCCCAACATTCGCAGAAGAGAGAATTCGTACAGCATGGGAGACAGATGAGATTCTTAACAGAGTCGGAAAGACTTATGTTAAGGGAAATCTCAAGATTGGCTTTGAGATTTCAGGATCTGATGCAGTCATCCATGTTGAAGGAACAGATGCTCCTGATGAGGAAGAGTTAACTCTTGGTGTAGTTGAACTCATTCCAAAGAGCATCAAGAAGTGGATCACAATCTCTGATGAAGTCCTTGATATGAAGGACGAGGAATTCATTGACTACATCTATGATGAGCTTGGCCACAAGATTGCAAAGGCTGCAGCTGATATCGTAGTTGCAAAAATCAAGGCTCTTCCACAGACATCTTCAGCTACTACACCAGCAGCAGCTAAGATCACAGAAGCTCCATCAGCAACAACAATGGTAAATGCCATTGCAAATCTTTCTGATGAAGCAACAAACAATGTTGCAATCATGAATAAGCTCACATGGGCAGCATTCAAGAGAATCACAACAGGTGATGGCTATCCACTTGCAGACCCATTCGCTGGCCTTGTTGTTTTATTCAACAACAGCTTGAAGTCTTATGATGCTGCATCTGATGGTGAAGTTTATGCAATCGTTGGTGATCTTGCAACAGGATTCAGAGCAAACTTCCCTAACGGTGAAGAGATCAGAATCAAGATGGATGATTTATCACTTGCTGAGGCAGACCTTGTGAAGTTCGTTGGCCGCAAGTATGTAGCTCTTGAAGCAGTGGCTCCAGGAAGATTCACACTTATCGCAAAGCCAGCAACTCCAGAGCCTTAATCAAGGAGATTTGATTGAAGATTAAGCTCACAGCTGACACAAGAGTGCTTCTTTCGGCTGGCACAATTGTTGATGTTAGTCCTGAAACAGCAGCGGTCATTCGTAGGCTTGGCCGCTGCGAATATGTGAAGGAAAACGCAGCTGAAACAAAGAAAGCTGAAAAAGTAGAAAAGAATTTGAATTCTTCAGGGGCTGAAAAGCCAAAGAAGGGGAAGAAGAAAGTAGAAGATTAAAGGGAGATTATAGCCATGACTGAACAGGAATTAATGGCATTTGTGAAAAAATCACTTCGCGTTGCAAGTGACACATTCGATGATGAAATTCAGGCTTTGATTGGATCAGCTGAAGCTGATATCACCCAAGCGACAGATAAAGCCTTTGATATTACAGATTCAGTGCAGTGCAATGCGGTAGCTGTATATTGCCAGGCTTACTTCGGTTATGGCGATGATAAAGCGCTGGCAAGATACAAAGATATGCTGATTCAAATCGGACTTAGAAAGATAGGTGATGAAGCATGAGAGATGAAGGGATCCTTACATTTTACAATTTGCAAAATACCGCACAAAGCGGCCAGATGCCTAAGCAACAGCTGGTAAGCCTTGAAATCATAGGCTACTACGCAAACAAGACCATCGGATTCAATCGCATGTATGCAGCCAAAGGAGCAAACACGAAGCTTGATAAGCTAGTTCGAGTGTACAACACACAGATTCCTGAAGAAGCAAAATATGTGATTCTTGAAGATGGCAGACAGTATCTGATTACAGATGCTGTGCAAATTGTTGATGAAGATTGCGTTGAATTATCTCTGGAAAGGTTAGGGAAGTATTATGAAGTCGCTGACTAATTTACTATCTGAGCCAATATCAATCTTTGGATCACTTGGATTTGTATATCACTATTTCAAACCAGCTGAGGTTGAAGCTCCATATGCAGTTTGGGCTGAAATCAATGAAGAATCCTTCAATTCAGACAACGCAAAAAGCGAAAGGCAATTGAATGGCACGATTGATTTTTACTCACTTGAAGAAGCTGACAGCAAGCTCGATGAAATCGAAAATGCTCTTGCTTCGCTTGGAGCAACATGGACACTTTCTTCAGTTCAATTCGAAGAAGATACAAATTTAATTCATACTTCATGGGATTGGAGCGTGAGCTAAATGCCAAAGATGAAAACAACAGGACTCAATGAAACCTTGAAAATGCTTGAAAGCATTGAAGGAAATACGGATGAAATTCTTGAAGATGTACTTCGAGAAGGCGCTATGGTTACCACTGATGAGATGCGCGAGCAAATCGGAAATCTTCGCACTTCTGATGAATACGAAGGCGGCGATGGAAAGCGCTATGCAAAAAAGAGCGATGTGAAAGGCTTGCTTGATTCGCTTGGCTTTGCTCCAGTTAGATTCAACGATACTGTTGTTGATTCGCATGTTGGTTTTGATGGATATAACAACGATAAAACCAAGAAATATCCAAAAGGCCACGCTAATCAAATGATTGCAAATGCAATTAATAAAGGCACTAGCTTCATGATTGCTCAGCCTTTTATCAATAGAACGAAAAAGGCAGCTGAAGCGAAATGCAACGAAGTAATGCAAAAAAAGCTTGATGAAGAAATTCAAAGGCTTACTAAGTAAATGAAAGGAGAAAAAAATGGCAGCAGTTGGAAAAGTTACAATTGGCTTTTCAAAGCCATACGTTGCAAAATATACTGTAAGTCAAGGTGCAGTCACTTACACAGATTGCCAGAAAATGGCAAGAGGCGTGTCTGTTGCAGTCTCACCAGAGAGCTCTGACAACAACAATTTCTATGCTGATAATATCGTTGCTGAGTCTGATTCAGGAACATTCACAGGCGGTACAGCAACATTTACTGTTGATGGACTTCTTCAGGATGCAGAAGCTTTAATCCAGGGATTACCAGCAGCCGATGCAGATGGATTCCTTAACTACGATGATGATCAGGCTTCGCCATATCTTGGCGTTGGCTTCATCATCGAGTACATGAGCGATGGCGTTCGTTATTGGACTCCAGTAGTTCTCACAAAGGTAGTTGCTGGCCAGATTGAGACTAATGCTGAGACAGAAGGCGAGTCAATCGACTGGCAGACACAGGAAATCCCATTCACTATCTTCAAGGATGATACTGCAAAGCATCGCTGGAAGAGAGTTGGCGGAGAGATGGCATCTGAAGCTGAGGCAGAAACAGCTCTTGTTGCTGCACTTAGTTAGAAAGATTGTTTTTAAGGGAAGCTTTGCGGCTTCCCTTTTTTATTTAAAAATCATGCGAGGAAAAAAAGATGGAAGATTTCAAAATTACAGATTACGCTTTCGAGCGAACTGTTTGGGCAAATATGCAGCTTGCAAAACTATGTCCAGGCGGAAACATTTCAAACTTTACAAAAATACTTGAAGATGAAGATACATCAAAGCAATTAAATTCAATGATTGATATTACTTTGATTTTAAACGAAGCAGCTGAAAAGAAGGCTTGCTTCTTAGATCCAACACATAAGAAGAAACTACTTAGTCGAGAGCTTCTTTTAAATCTTGATGAGCAAACTCTTTCAGACACTTGCTTAACAGCTCTTGGAATTTACCAAGAGGATGGCAAAATCACAGTTGATGCGGAGCCAAAAAAAGAAGAGGTCGAGGAGATAGAATCAGAATCAACGACAGCTGGCTCATCTACTTCGGCCATAAGCTAAACATGACAAGAGAAGAAACACTTAACACACGTTATGGTGAATTTATAGATCTGATTAATTGCAGAGCTATCGAATCAGGTTCAGCGAAGCAAGTATTCAAATCAGGTCCAATGGATATATGGGATTTTTTAGCTTTAAAGTAAGGAGAAAAACATGGCTACAATTGGCGTAAAGATTGAGCTTGAAGGAGCTCCACAGTACAAAGAGAATATGTCAAATCTTACTGCGCAGACAAAGCTTTATCAGGCGCAGCTTAAAAGATTAGAGCAAGAGATGCAATCAGGAGCTTCCGCCTTCAGAAAGTCATTGACAGAATCGAAGGCTTTGCAGCAACAGCTCGATGCGCAAAAGAACCAGGCGAAACTCCTTGAAGAGCAGATTGCAAAAACATCTGAGAAATATGGCGAAGATTCAACACAGGTGATTCGCTTAAAAACTCAGTATGAAAAGCTTCAGACTGAGATCTCAAAAACTAGCCAGGCATTAGAAGAGAATGGTGGAATCGCTGGAGCAGTAGGCGCTGAATTTCAAGAAATTGGCTCAAAGCTTGATTCGGTTAGCGAAAAGATTGGAAATGTTGGAGCTGAACTTACAAAGAAAGTGACAGCTCCAATTGCGGCAGTGGGAGCAGCTTCATTGAAGGCTTTTACTGAAGTTGATGAAGGCATGGACACAATCGTCAAAAAGACAGGAGCAACCGGTGAAGCGCTTGAAGAAATGCAAAACATTGCGCGTGATATGGCCACAACAATTCCTACATCTTTCGAAACAGCTGGCGCTGCAGTTGGCGAAGTAAATACTAGATTTGGATTGATGGGTGATGAATTAAGTGATCTATCTACTAAGTTTGTGCAATTTGCAGATTTAAATGGTACCGATGTTTCAGCTTCGATTGATTCTGTTCAGGCAGCAATGGCTGCATTCAATATTGAATCAGCTGATGCTGGAAAAGTGCTTGATATCTTGAATAAAGCTGGCCAAGATTCAGGAATCTCAATGGACACTTTATCAAATAGCTTGCTTACAAATGCAGCATCTCTCACAGAAATGGGATTTGGACTTGAATCGGCAGCTGGACTCATTGCAAATCTTGAGAAAAACGGAGTTGATTCTTCCGCAGCCATGGCTGGCCTTAAAAAGGCATTTGCAAATGCAACAGCCGATGGAAAGACTATGGAAGAGGCTCTTTCTGAGCTTGAAAGCACAATGCAGTCTGCAGATTCAAACACGGAAGCTTACCAGGCAGCTCTTGATTTGTTCGGAAACAAAGCTGGCCCACAGCTTGCGAAAGCAATCCAGGAAGGAAGACTTTCACTTAATGAGGCTTCAAATGCAGTGACTGATTATGGGGATTCTGTATCTAAGACATTCGAAGCGACTCAGGACCCAGTGGATCAGTTTCAAGTCAATATGAATAAATTGAAATTAGTTGGAGAAGATATCGTCAATTCATCAGCTCCACTTATTACTGATGCAATGGAGAAGATGGCCAATGTAATCCAGGGTGTATCAGATAAGTGGAACAGCTTAAATGATGGCCAGAAAGAAGCAGTGATTCAATTCGCTCTCGTTGCGGCTGCTATCGGTCCAACCCTTTCAATCATTGGTAGAGTTGTGAGCGCAGTGGGCTCAGTTTCTTCAGGAATTGGCGCTTTAATCAAATTCTTGCCAACAATTGGCGCAGCTCTATCAAGTGTTGGTGCTGTTATTACAGGAACAATACTTCCAGCAATCGGAGCAGCAGTTGCTGCAATCATTCCAGTGCTTCCAATAATCGCAGCTGTTGCGGCTGCTATTGCAGCGGTGATTGTAGTTGTAAAAAACTGGGGAGCTATTACAGACTGGATTTCAGAGAAATGGGCAACCTTAACAGCTTTTCTAAGTGAAAAAACAGCTGAGATTCAGACATTTTTCTCTGAGAATCTTGGAATCATCGGTGAATTAATTGCAACAAAAATTGAAATCATAAAAACAGTAATCACAGCAGCTGTTGCGATTATTCAAACTATATTCACCACATTCGGCGAAACAATCAAAGCCATCTCTGAAGGTGATTGGAGCCGAATCGGAGAAATATGGTCAAATGCCTGGGCGAAGATTCAGATGATTATCGCACAGGCCATTGTGAAGATTGTTAAATCCGTTATGGAATTAGGCTCAAAAGTTAAAGAAAGCTTCATGGACATAATCAATTCAGCAAAGGAATGGGGCTCACATTTGATTCAAAATTTCATTGATGGAATTATGGCCAAGTGGGAAGCATTAAAGCAGACAGTGGCAAATGTGGCTCAGACAGTAAAGGACTTCCTTGGATTCACAGAGCCAAAGAAGGGGCCAATGAGCTCATTCAATGATTGGCCTATTCACATGATGGAGAATTATTCTCACGGAATTGAGAATGCAA